TAACACGATTATAGGTAGCGGCGGCCCAAGTAAGGCCGTCTGCAAAATTGACAAAGTCAATCTTACTCATCTGCTTGGCACTCGTTATTTTAGTTTTTAAAGAGTCCATATATTCCTTATTAGTTTAAGTGTGGTGCCCCTCCCATTAGAAGGGGCTAATTAATTATGAAAGTTTAGTACAAGCTACTTCCAGTCTGTACATCCACAAATCTTGGAGGATGACACAGGAATAGAATGTATCCCACGCAACCGTACCACGCTGTCCTAGTGGATCACCGGGGCCGGGTTTAGGCATAACAACCTTAGAGCGGAGTGAATCCATTCCACCTAATGTTGCACAACCAATTGCGTCCTGTGCCATAATTAACACAGGGTACACATCAGCATTACTAGAACTTGTAGATACACAGTTTGCCACACCATTGGTGTCACCAGCATCTTTAAATGGAACTGCTTGAGTTGTAGTAATAAAACGTATACCTTCAACACCACCAATCTCACCTTCAATTGCATCACCTTGATCAGAATACTTTTCCACGGATACAAAACCGGGAAGAGCCTGAATGTCCTGACGAAGATCAGGATGGCAAACAGCAATGTATGATTCACGAATTGGTTCTGTTGCGATTCCAACAGATGCTTTTAATTTGCTTTTTAATTTACTTGCATCATTATTTTCAAGCGCACGAATTGCTGTTTGAAGTGCTTGAAGTGTTGGTGTGTTAGCACCGGGGTTATTTACTGCTGGTAAGGCTCCACCAATATGCATATCAACATCTGAACGTGCAGATGCGGAAGTTCCTCCATATTTAACCTGTGTTCCAGCACGAAAGACTTTGTAGCTGAGAAAGTCAATAGTCTCACCAGCCTGAGTTGCTTGTCTTTCGGATATAATTTTTAACACCGGGTCTGCCGCCGCCGCAAGCTGTACATCTGTGGTGTTCACGTATGAGCCGTATTGCTTCAACGTGTGCATCAAAGTTGTATGCTCAAGACTTGAGAAGTCCGGGGTTACACCTTCAGCGATAGGAGTGTCCACAATTGGGAACCTCTCGTATCTGCGGTGTCTAATTTCTAAACCCTGTTTTTGGGGTTTTGTTTCTTTTTGTGCAAACTTTGCAAAAGTAAGCAGTCGCTTCGCAATCGGAAGCATCTTTTTTTGAATCGTAAACGCATCATTCTTACTAAGATCACCGTAAGAAGAGCCGCTTACCGATCCTGTTCCACCGTAAGCCGCCATAATATACTCCTTTATTTAGTTATTGGTTATTCGGGAATGGCTTCCCATAATTCATCATCGGACATATTGTCCATATTTTTGCTCTTTACTGGAGCGGAGTTTCCTAAAAGTCCTGTCGCCGCAGTTCTCTTAGCTTGTCGCTTGGTACTTGCTTTGACTTTCTTTTCTTCAACTTCAGGGGGTCTCCACGATGATTCACCTTCTTCGGTGGAAAGGAATAACTGCATAACGGAGGCATGATCTACAGGGTCTGTTGACTCTGTCATCATTTTTGTCATGGCTGGACTACCTAATACAAATGCCTGAAAATCAGGGTCTTTATCTATATCTCTGTAGTCATCTCCTATGTTATCAAGCATATAATTTTCATGATAACGCAGGAAGTTCTGATAATTATGTTCTTTGTTCTGTTCTTCTAAATTCTGTAACCGCTCCTGAGCCTGTATGGTAGCTTCATGCAGAGTAGTACCCTGCTTTGTCATCTCATGCTGAATCATTTTGCGGAATGTAGAAGAAAGTTCAGAGAACTCCTCCATTGTCTGCTTATCTTCTTTATTAAAGAATTTAGCTTCATCAGAGGGGTCAACTTGTGGTTCTTCCGTTTCTGAAAGACCTCTCTTTACCCTGTCTAATGTTTGTTCACGCTCGACATCCCTGAGCCTAAGCTCATTAAAGTCTTCACGTAATCTTGCAGACTCTTCATTCCTTTTATGAAATTCTCGTTCTAAATCTTTGTAACGAGATTCATAATCATGCTGTGGTTCTTCAGGCTCTTCGTCTTCGGTCTCATCTTCATCCTCTTCAGGCTCCTCTTCATCTGATTCTTTTTCAGACTCTTTAGGTGTACCCTCTGGTTCGGAATCTCCTTCGGCTTCTTCGTCCTGTTCCCAAAGTTCTTCGTCTAAGGCTTCAGAATCTTCTGACTCTTCTACCTCTTCAAGTACCTCATTTTCTTCCGACATATTACTCCTTCCAATGTCCCGATACGATTACGGATTGGTTTAAAAAATTAGCCCTGCCTCTGAATGAGGTGTGAGGGTCTTCATGTTATACTACTTTGGTTCTGCAATATCAAGCATTTCTTGCCATGCTTGTAT